CTTCATCATAATTCCACTCTAAAACAGGGAACCTATCCAAAGTAGCACCATCAAGCTGATTTCTACCTACAAAGATTCTGTCCGCTCCACGCCCATAAGTATTGGCCGCACCCAAGCAAACAAAATCTTTATGCTTATCTACCATCTTATCAGGGAAAGCACATCTTTTAGCAGAAGTAGCTTGATGGTGCTACTTTGGATAGGTTCCCTGTTTTAGAGTGGAATTATGATGAAGGTTTGGAGCTTGAAATTGCTGGTGATGAGAAGTGGACTAAGCATGTTCAAAGATTGCGTGCAAGCGCAGAGAAGATGAAAGTTCGCCATATTATTTCCCCGCGTGCAAGCGTTGTTGGCGCTCAAATGTTGAAGGCTGGATTTAAGAAGACTTTTGTTGAGGAATCTGTAATTTGGAAGGGATTGGATAGGGCTCAAGTTAAGCGTATTCAGGCCAATGCTAAAGAGATTGAAAATGAGCAATAAACCAATTTATAGAGATTTTGAATGTTGGGACGAACTCATTGAAAGGGCGGAAAGAAATCCCAAAGATAATGCGGGGCGTTCTAGTTACTCTGTAGAAAAATCCAATAGACGTGGATGGTATGGAACGCCTGATTTCCCCGCTGCAATAAAATTGTGTAGAGAGGGTTGGCCTGAAGGTCGTGAAATTATTCTAAACTTGAAAGATAAGTTGAAGGATGATTTTATAAATATCACTAAGAAAATTGATATTCAATGGGATGTTGTAGGAGAGCAAGTTGATGTTGGGCGCTTTATTGAAGGTGAACCAGAATGTATGGCAGTCTTTAATTTTAAAGAAGGCATGGGCAAAGGCGTAATAACTATTTGTCTTAACATCATTGCAGCTTGTAATGTTCCTACTGATATCATTACGAGAAGAGGCGCTGCATGTCTTACAATTGTTGATATCTTAGAAGATATGGGCTTTCGTTGTGAGATTAGGTTCGGTAGTGCAGTAGATTCTGGTTATAATCATTACGAGATTTCTACCTTGCTTAAGCATTCAGCCCAAGCTGTAGACTTAGACACCCTAGCTTTTTCTTTAGCACATCCTTCTATGTTACGTAGAATAATCTTCTCTGTTGAAGAAAATGAGCCCAAAGAAATAAAAGACATATTTAGATTTCATGATCTCGGTGGATATGGGCGTCCAACAGAGATGAAAAAGTTAGATGGAATTGATTTACTTTTCCCTCATCTTACTCATATAGAACAAGATAAGTTTAAGACTGATGAAAGGGTTGTAGAATGGATTACGACAGAGCTTAACAAGATCTTGTCTGAAAGTGAAGTTGACGCAAGAACAGCTAATCATGAAATCGTTTAGAATTGAAGTAGCAGACGTAGACCATAATCATGTTATTCTTTTGTCTTATAAAGAGATACAACAACTAAAACTATTCTTTGGATCATTATCTACAGATAAAGTAAAACAAATAGTTAATAACTGTCATCCAGAGGAATTTAAACCGTTAAAGAAACCAGCAGGTAGTAAAAAAATTATCTTTGATTGGATTTATAGATTATGGCGATGTTTAAAATATGGCAATGATTGTGACGGCGATGACCCTCTACGACATGCTTGAAGGTAAGAAATGAAAATATTCGAACTAAAAATTAAGGATGAAGATCATCAAATAGCTATCCTTATGTCTGAAGAGGAAGCAAGGCAATTATCGCTTTTAGTAGGAAGTATGCGCCATAGTGAAATTAAAAAGCAAATAGGACCAAAACACTATAAAGAACTTAAAGTGAGAACTTATAGTTATAGGTGGCATACCAGAATCTTTAGAGGATTAACTAGTATTCTTGAGGATAAAAAAGAATATGCAGATGGGTTGTCTATGCCAACGCTCGGCCGCGATACGAGTAAATATGAAATCGTTTAAAATAGATATCAAAGAGAGAGCACATAAAATAGCTCTCCTTATGTCTCCAGAAGAAGCTGCCCAAATATTTGCTTTAATTGGATCAATGGGGTATGTTGATATTGAAGAAAATATCAACAAAAGTTATACTAAGATAAAGTATGATAAATTAGATGAAGATGGTCATCTAGGACAAGATTGGCCTTATCGACTTTATATTTCTCTTAAAGCAACTTTGGGTTTTAACATTTATGAAGAGCCGAGAGAATTAAATGAAAATATTCGAACTAAAAATTAAGGATGAAGATCATCAAATAGCTATCCTTCTTTCTAAAGAAGAAGCTGTGCAATTGAGGTGCTTGTCTGGGGGTTTTACTACAGAGGATATTAAAAAGGTTTGCAATAGACGTGAAGGTTATAAGAAACTTGAAAAATCAACTGAGGGTAATTATCCTATAGCTTGGCACTCTAGACTGTATCTTGCTCTTGAAAAGCTTTTTCCTCAGCAGACGATTTTAGAAGAAAAAGGTATGTTAAATGAGGATGGCTAAAGGAACAGAAGAAAGCTGGGAATCTAATAAGGATAAATCTTGCAGAGTTAAGTTTTCAGATTTTCTTCCTATTTATATGAAGGTAGGAGCATCTTTAACTGCACCTGCAAAACAAGCAATAGCGGTTATTCTTATTAATACCATTGGTCTTAATTATAACACTAAGTTAATGTATGTAGACATGGACATACCCTTAGTTCTTCTTGAAAGAGTATTAGTTAAGTCTAAAATGCAAGAATATAATGGGTTTAGTGATATAGAAAAAACGTATTTGAAAACTCTTAAACTGCAAAGGGATAAGTTTACAGGTGTTTCAGATATAGAATTACAAAAGGCTTATTGGTGGGGGTATCCAATGAATAAGAAATTAGTCGGTTGCCCTGGAATTAAAATTGTTCTAAAGCCCTTTCACGGACAAGAATATGAAAAAGAATCAGAAGAAAATGAGGGTTGGCAGGAAGAATAAAGATGAAGATGAAGTATAATGTAGTAGCTATTGGAAACCCCTTTGATGGAATTGCCCTATGGGGTCCTTTTGAGGATAATGAGGAAGCTGTCGAATGGGTAGCAAAAGCTCTAAAGACGATTGCTGAACAGAATAGTGGGGGTTCGGATTGGTGGATTATAGAATTAGAAGATCCTAAAGAATGGCCTATTATAAAGGAAAATGAAGATGAAGTTTAACAAGAAAGAACAAGAGCACACAGTAAAAGTAACAGAAACAACCTCGTTTAAAAATCTGCGGGAAGTATTAGGTTTACCAGATAATATGAAAAGTTTTAAGCTGAGTATAGGAACTCACAAGATACAGCTTAACCCTGAACAGCATAAATTTGGTGGTTATGATGTATATGAAGTAGTAGTATCTTATGAGTATGACGGATCAGATCTAGAAGGAAATAAAAAACAGCTTTTATTAGAAGAAAATGAAAAAGATATCCCTTCAAGTGTTTTAGCTAAACTTCCTCTTGTAATCACATATGAACAGGCTAAAAGTACTAAAAAGTATATGAAGAGAAATAAACCAATAGTTTATGAGGAATATATGAATAGTATTCAGAGACAAGATTTTCAATTAGCAAGTGAAATAATTAAGCATTGTTTTAATTCTTACTTAAAAGACCATGAGGGAGTAAAATATGAAGTATAAATCTGGGCGGAAAATCATTGAGGTTATAAAGGAAACTACAGTAGGAGATCTATGTGAAGCTCTAGGTATAGTCTCAATTGCAAAAAACAACATTCAATCTATTAGAATAGCTTATAATTTAGGTGGGGGTAAAGTAGCTCATATTGATATACCTGGGTCTTATTTTCAGAAAATAACTATCTCTTATAAGGAAATTGTTGAGATATGTGGGGAAAAAGAGGTAACATTAAAAGAAGATGTAAGTCCTCATTATCTTCCTTCTATTGATGTTTGGGAACAACCATATGAAGAAGTGCTAGATTCAGGTGATGAATAGGGTTGAAAAGTGAAAACTGGATTACCACTGGATTACTGTAAATTTAACCTTTTAACAAATTTTAATTAAAATGGAACTACTTCAACAATGTGGAAATGTGGTAATAATAGCATTAACAGTGTGTATCACATTAGGTCTAGCTGTCTGTTTTCTTTGGCTTGTAGGCATATTTTGGGCAATGCTCGATGAAGGGTTCTAGAAAAGTCAAATGAATTGGATAAACACAATCGCCTTCCTTATTGGAGTAGCCTCTTATTATCTTTTTAGAGAGCTTCTTCGTCTATATAAAAAAACCCGCATATAGCGGGTAAAAAGTCAAATGTTATTAGAAATGTCAGCTTATCAATCTACTCTATTCTTTATTTTTGCTGTATTCTTTTGTTGGGGAATATATAAAATGTTCACTTGCCCAGAGGGGGATTAGTCAAACCATGCTTATATTCTATATTCTTTGTGCTTTCGTTATTCTGGCAGCGGCATATTTATTTTTCACCCGGGATCTGTATTGTCCTCCTGAAAAGTCAAACTTAACTAGACATTGGGGGCATGGCTATAGGAAAAAGTCAAAGGCTTCTGTTAAACAAGTCAAATGCATTATATGTGAGGTCGATATCGGCCTATTAGTAGAGGTTATCCCTAAGAAATATATTTGCATAGATTGTCATGGAAAAGTCAAAGCTAACATTAAGAAGCAACATCTCTCTATTCAGGAGCCCTAATGAGACCCAACTCACATAAAAACTGTCGCGTGTGTAAGAAGAAAATAAGTCAAACACACGCTGAAAACTGCACTAATCAGCTTCTCAATTGCGAATACAAGAATCGCAAGAGAAGGCGTGAAAAGTCAAACTAGGCAGCGCCACCACGATGCCGATGGCACGCAGGCCCGATCACTCTAAGTCGTTATTTCCAGGCCAAAATTCGAAATCGGGGTTTGTTAGCTCCAAAAACATTCCGTTACGGATAGCGCCCAAAGCCTTTATACATGCCCAACATATCCACCTAATATGTCCTGTTGCGATATGCTTTACTAGCGTGCAGATAGTATCATTACACCCACCTTGGCATTTTAGCGATGGAGGTTTCATTTTCTATTCCCGACGTGCAAGAGCCCTTTTCGCTTTGTTTTTGGCGTCGTGGTCGATGAAATTTATGGTTTTCGTGGTTGACCAACAGAGCCCGCAGGTGAGGCAGGATTCGGTTTTTCCTGTTTGTTCAGGGCAAGTAATTCCAGCAACCATAGTAGGATCGCCAGCGAAAATAGCATTTGAATGATTAGGGTCATATTGTTTGTTTTGTGAAAAACGAATCCAGCATCTATTATGGATGCTATTATTATTCATTTGATATAAAGTCTTCCCTATTAGGGAATTAGAAAGATGAGCAGTATATCCGAATATATGTAATTCTGGATGTATTACTAGTTGATAAGCCCAAAAACTAGCATAAGCAAAAGAATAAAAATCACCAAGGATATGCAGTCTAATAACAAATCCTCGGGTGTATCGCTCAGACAGTATTTCGACTTCACGGGCAATTTTGGTTTCAAGTTCTTTTCCCGCAGTAAACCTGTGGGCAAATGGCATCGTATTACCATAACATTCATTCCAACGTAAACAAGTTTTAGGGCAAGTAGCCCTTTCCTCTAGTGTTAGGGAAAACATTGGCATTCCTGCCCATTTACCCTTTGTAATGAATTTCTTCCCTTTTCCTAGCTTACTATTCATTGACACTGGTTTTAGCACCATAGAAATCGGCCAAGGTCGTTTCCGCATTTTCGTGTGAATAGTCCTGCTCAAGAGGACAGCGGGGTGCTGAGGATTCAATTTCATGAGTTCAGTATAGTCGATCTCAGGGGATTTTCAAGGGGTATTTCAAATTTTCGCCGGGGCCGCGCCGATGTAAGTAATTGATGGCGCGACTCTTAGGGAATGATCCTAACCTAGTTCCCTTTGTAGCTTTATAGGGCGTATTCCTGCCCCAGCGTCTACGTAAGAATACGAGAACTGTGCCAAATAATTTCAGGTCCATGCGGCTTATCGCGGGATGGTCCCAAAACTTGAGTCGCTCAATTATCAAATATGGTGGAGATGGCGGGAATCGAACCCGCGTCCAAGATAGCACCCGTTTAGCCTATAGCCTAATAAGGTTGGGAATTGCACCCTTGCTATCCTGTCGAGACCGATCATCCCCCAGTTTTGTGCCAAGGGTTATCAAAAAGCGAAGGTTGGGTTGTAGGATAAGCTTCCCTAAAACCTACGTGACGCTTAGTGCCATCCTTAGTTAGTGGAAGACAACGCCGAAGACCCACATAACAATCTAGCAATATCAAAGAGCGGTAACTTTTCTTACCGTAGGTTTTGTATGCCTTACGAAATAGGGAGCCAATCACTAGGCTAGTTGCGTGAACTTGTGTATCGAATTGATTCATTTACTTTCTTTTTGTGATGCGCTTGCAGGGTGGAGCGCAGGTAATAGCCCTACCATTGGAGGTCTTTCCTAAAACCTTGCCAATGCCTTTGTGATTGATAGCGAAGCTTTTTCGCCGTGAAACCATCTCGCCAGTCTCCACACATGGGAAAAGCTGAAAAGAGGTGCCAGTCGTGTTGAATTTGTTTTTACTCATTAGATTAGAGATATGAGAGTCCAAAGAACGAAGAGGATATAACCGATGCCAATACTGGCCATGAGGATGTCCATTGTTTTTGAGCGGTAGTTTTTACTCATCGCCGTAATAACCGTAGTCCTCGTCAGTGCCCCAACCAATAGAAGCGAGCGCAATAGCGTCGGCCTCGGAATCGCTCATGTTGTCCTTACAATAGTCTTCCAGTTCCTCGTGATAGCTTTCGATCACGTCTGAAACCTGAGCGTAGGAACAATCAAGTTGATCTGAGATATCCTCTGCACCGAAAGTGTCGGATAGTTTGATAATACGAAGGTGAAGATCGTTTTCAGGGTCGTAGTTGTGGTCTCTTTCCATGTCCCTAGTCTATCACAATTCTCGGGATTTTCAGCACCTATCTCAAAAAGATTTGCCGGCCGCCACCGATGTAACCGCTTACCTATTATAGGCTTCAGAAGCTATATTTTGCTTCCATCGCCCGCAAATATGCAGGATCACGCTCTATCTTGCGATAAAGCCAGCGCACGTTGTTGTGATCGTAACGAGTATTCCACATCTCACGAACATGTTTGTAAGTGCCTTGATGCAGGATCTTGCCAAACCTACTCACAACGAAATAGGAGGAGCCGAAATGACCTATCGAATAGTTGCCTGTGCTGGCAATAACAGAACCGTGTAGTTGAATTGTATTCATTTGTTATTATGTGTGAAAGTGAGTAGAGCGCAGCGGACTACGGGTAGCCTCTTGATACTGCGCTCTACTTACAAATTCCCTAGGCTTCCGCCTCGTTTTCCTTTTCCTCACTCTTCTCGACCTTGGTCGTGAGAGTCTTGCGGAAGCCGCGTGCCTCAACATAACTATCCACCAAGTCGGAATCGGTTGCTACTGAGGGCATATTCTCTACAGCATGGTTTGCGCCACTCAGTAGGGTATCTCTATCCTCTTGAGTTTGCTTGCTCGCCATATAAGACGTGATAAGATCCGCTAGGCGAATCTTGAGATAAGACTCGACATTCTCGAAACCCTCGACCTCGTTCTGTGCCAACAGTTCGCCAGCGGTGATCTCATCGATCCAAGCCGCGTGCTTTGCCAATCGCTTTGCGAAAGACTGAGGACCGCTAAACTTGCGCTTTGCGACCAAACGATCAGCCTTGACCTGTGCCAATGCTGTAGATAATACTTGAACCTCGGAGAGGTTTTCCGCATCCTTGAGGGCTGCACGGGCCTTAGCCGCATCTGCCTTGTTTTGAAGATCAGCCGCAATTTCCTGCGGAGTTCTGCTCTTACGCTTACTCATTCGTATTTTCCTTGTGTTACAGTTTGAGTGTCTTTGAACGTTCTAGTTTACTCCAAAACGCCCGCCAAGTCCATCGAAATCGAAGAAATTATCCTCTTTTTCGTCGGGTTTGTTTCCGTCCTCTTTCGGTTCATCGAAATCAGGATAGGGGTTGAATAGGCCATGCATTTCTGCTAGATTAGCCTCACCAACATCTATTGTTTCCCCTGGTTTGCCGATTAGCATTTTCATTGCTATATCCACAATATCGTCTGGAATAGGCGGAACACCCAATTTCTTGTTTTTAGGTAGATCCCAATAGCCGCATTTTTTAGCCAAAGGCAGTAAGGGAATCATCATGTGGATAGCCGCATCACGCATTCCACTCCTCGATATCGATAAACAAATATCACAAATGATATCACACCAGATTTGAGCGTTTTTTCGTGTTAGCACATAATCCGTGGGTGACATGCTTTTTACAGTTCCTGGCCCAAACGGGGGACCTGTAACAGGCTGAAAATCCTTTACGAAAAGTGCTATTAGATTTTTCCCCGACGAGGTTTGCACGTAGGGAAACGAGGAATATTTCTGCATCATGAGAACGCATCCCATAAGAGTGCCTGCCCATGCAGGAGAACCCGATACCGTGATTGTGTCTGTCGTCATACGCTCTATCTTAGTCGTTGTTGGGGAGGTTTGCACGCCCCAATTTTCTTGATTTGCATTCTTTTTTCGCTCGTAAACGTTGATAGCATAATAGGTTACAAAGATCGCCGCCCGGGCGCCCTAAGTTATTGTGCTGACCTTATATGTGAGCCAAAATAGCCACAGGGCGAATAAAATGTGTGTAACAGTAAGTCCATCGACTAATTCAGATACAGTAAGTTCTTTCTTGCTCATTTCTTAGACCGTGAATAGCCAAACCCAGCAGCTAACCGTTAGAGCAATATAAATACTCCAGAAGATTAGTGCCTGATTTCTTTCTTTTCGCACCATGTTACTCAGTTCCACTTGTATACGTCGCATAGTCTCCCCTTGAAATGCATGTCCCTCTCGATGTAGAGACCTAATGGGCCTTTTACACCCTGGAGTTCACTAAGACGGAAGTAGCCGAATTCCTTCTCAAAGCCATCGACTAGGCCGAAAAACATCCAATCGCAATCTACTTCCGAACTTTCTCGCTGCCCCTCAATAACATACCAAGTCCAGTTTGAGTCTGGAGTGAAATATTTCACAATGATAGGGCGATCTTCTGTGCCATCCGAAGAATAAAGAGCGGGCATTTTGCGCTCAATAGCCTTCGTCATTAGTTGCATTTGTTTCATTTGCCTTGTCCTGCTGGTGTGCTCATTACGTATGCACCTATAAAGAGGAGAATAATTATAAGAAGGAAGTGCAGTATATGGGTGTTCATATTAGAAACAAGTATCACAAGAGCAATGTGCCCTATGTCCGCCAGAGGCCAGAGAATGAGAACGGCAAGAAGCAGAACCCCAGAAGCCAGGACCATGGGGATCGGGAGGAGAACCCTCACCGAAAGCATCCATCGTTGGTTGAAAGTTTTTCTCAAACCAAGGCAGTCTTGCCTCGATGGAAGTAGCGTGCCCATTCACCTTGTTGAATTCAAAGCACAAGCGAATACGGCTGTCCGTATCCTTGTAGACCGCCAGATAGACGGGCTTGTAGTCGTTGGGGTGAGTTCGGATTGTGTCTTTCCTGAGACCAGGATAGCTTGCGATCAGTGACCAGTTCTTATTTGCCATGGGTATAAGATAGTCGATCAAGGGTCAATTTTCCAGCCCTATTTCAAATAGTTTTCGGTTGTAAGGTGTTGTGATATAATGATTTAGAGCAAAGTGCCGGCCTCCGAAGGGGCTAAAGCTTTTTCAGCGCACGCTTTACAGCGGCAATCTGACCCTTTTGAACGTAGCCAATGATCTTGCCCACAAGGTCAGCAGGAACCCAACCAACGACTTGATCCCCAGGTGTAAGATTTACCCAAGTGGATGATCCTTCACCCTTATCCTTGCGGTTTCTATCCCATAGGGCTATTTCCGCATTCTTGCATTCTTGTGGAGTAGAGGACGACTGATATCCTATCTTTCTAGAATTACGATTAGAGCAATAGTGCCCATGACCGAACTGAACCGAAATGGTGTAGCCGTTATCGAAGTCGATCTGAAAGCCTTCATTTCTTGTAATATATAACATTGTTTTACCACTCCCTGCGCAGCAAGCGCGTTACTTCCTCATAATCTACACTCTTGGATCTATTCTCTTGGCGAAGTCTTCGGCGTGCTTGGATGGCGCTATCAGCACCGAAGGCCTTATCCCATTCCTCATCTGTTGATCCCGTCATGAGGAATTCACGTTGAGATGCCGTAAGGTTGGGGAAAGCAGCCTGAACCACCTTGCCAGCATTCCAAGCAAGAATCTGGTCGAGGGTAATAGGGAGATCGAGCGTGCGGGTGACGCCTGAGATCATAGACTTTCTGGTGATTTCCATGAATGTAGTATAGCCTATCTGCACTGGTTTTCAATACCCTTCTCACAAAATTTCGCGTTGAAAGGGAACCCATCGGTTGCCGTGTACAACTACACGCAGTACCTTTTTATTATTTAAAGTGTATACTATAAATACAAAATCCGATATAAAGGAAAAGTATGATATAAATCATCCATCCTTGCCATCCAAATTTAATATCTTCACTTTCACTTCTTTCGAACATTATAATTCCGTCCTAAAGGCCCACCAGAAACCACCCATAAAAGTGATAAACAACATAATAATATAATTACAATAAAAAGATCTTGCATGACACTCCTTAAGCATTCTTGTCTGCTACCCTATCTAAAAATTCTACGATATTATTTGAGTTAGCCCATAGACAAATACTATAAAGCAAACAATTATTGTTGAAATAATACAATATCCAACTATATCATCCCAGGTATTTTTTTTCGTTTTTCATTTTTTTCTCCAAGGCCCGTAAACGCCTTTTAGAAGATCCAATAAAAGGAATGGACCAAATAAAAGACAGACAAATATAGGATACATCCACCATTCCATTTATAAATTCCTCATCTTGTCTACATCTTCATCAGGGAAAATACTTTCTAACGATTCTTTAACATCATGCGCATTATTAGTTTGTGAAAATTTGATTACACCATCTTTGTTTTCACAAGCATTTTCTAAAATAGTAATAATTCTCATTATGTCTTCTACAGGACCTTTCATTTTAATATAAACATTAGATCCTGCTTTTCCTATGAATGTAAAATCATTATCTATGCTTTTCATACCAATCTACTGTGTATTTTAAACCTGTATCTAAATCAGTTTGAGCTTTAAAGCGAAAATAATCCTCTGCTTTTTCTACATTTAAACATCTACGCATTTGTCCATTAGGTTTAATAGTGTCCCAGATTATATCACCTTTATAACCTACTAATTCTTTAATCTTCTTCACTACATTGGTTATGTTAATTTCCTTTCCTGTGCCTATATTGATAGGAAATCCTCCATATCCATCAAAGCTTTTAGTGGCTTTCACTATAGCATTTGCACAATCATCCACGTATAAGAATTCCCTAGTTGCTGATCCGTTTCCCCATACATCTACTACAGCATGATTAAATTCTTTAGCATATACCATTTTTTTAATTAATGCAGGAATAACATGACAAGTCTCAAGATCAAAATTATCCCCAGGTCCATATAAATTAGATGGAATAAGATAAATACCATTAAAGTTATATTGTTCTCTATAAGATTGTAACATAGTTAATAATGCTTTCTTGGCAATTCCATATGGTGCATTTGTACGTTCAGGATATCCATTCCAAAGATCATATTCATCAAAGGGCACAGGAGTTTCTTTAGGATAAGAGCATACAGTTCCTATCTGCACAAACTTATCTAATCCATGTTTCCTGCCTTCTTCAATTAGGTGCATTCCCATCTGCAAATTAGCAAAGAAGAATCTACCTGGGTTTCTTTGGTTAGCTCCTATACCTCCTACTTCTGCCGCCAAATGAATTACAATGTCAGGCTTGACGAGGTTATACATATCCTTTACGTCTTTCAAATTAGTAAAATCATATCCTTCGCTGCTCCTGGATAAAGGTATTACTATGGCTTCTGTAGATTTTAATTTTCTACAAACTACTTTACCTAAGAAACCATGCCCGCCTGTTACAACGATTCTTTTATCTTTTAGAATCACGTTCTTTCCACTTTTTCTCGCATTCTTTACACGGGCCACATTTAGGCGGATAGATTGCTTTATACTTATCCGCGTAATTACATTTTTCTTTCTGTTTCATTTGTCTCTAATTTATCTTTTTCCAAGCCTGCTATAGTGCCCCCTTTAAAACTAATAGGTGGTTTAAAATTCTGAGCATATATGGTTTCACCTTTATATCGCATTTCTACTCTAATTACATTAAAGATATCTTCTTTTATTGGGAACCACATAATCCAAGGCTTGTCGTCGCCCCATTTGCCTAGTATGTCCGCTCTGTAGACTAACCTACCATACCAGAAGAATATCCTTATCATGCAAGGAGTGTCAATAGGTGGCCTCTCAAACTTACTCCAGTCTCTATCAGGATCTGGATTCTGCGCCCCTTGTAAAGGCAAGTTACCTTTACATCCAGTTGAAACTATTAATATGACTGTTATAACAGCGGCAAGGATATAAGAAAGATACTGTATTAGTATTTTATTTCTTGTTTTCATTTTCTATCTTTTCCCTACCTTGTCCACATCTTTCACAATAATCATGTTCTTTCCTATTACATTGATCAGGAACCATATTATGTCCATAATGTCTACAAATTATTTCTTTGATAGGATCAGTAACATATTGTTCTGCTGTGTCTTCCCAATTTTCTCCTTCTGGGATTTTATGTGGGGTATGGTCATACCTTTTTAATTTTTCATTATAAAAATCTGTACACCACCAATTATCCCCATTTACGAAGTCTAAAATTTCTTTCAAAGATTCTGGTAACTCTTGTGGCTCAGGAAATCTTTCTTTATCCCATGTCATAATTCTATATTTACGTTAATATCTACCCTCGCACCTGGACATACAATTACTACACCTGAATCAGGTATGCCATCGTAAACAGGTTTCATAAATGTTAAAGGTTGAGGAAGATGATCTAGATCTAAGAATGTTCTAATATAGTTAAAACCAAAAGGCATCTTCCAAGGTCCGATAATAAATTGACCTCTTTTTAAGGCTTTATTAGTTTCTTTGTGTCTAAAAGAACGAGTAATCACTATAGTTTCATCTTCGAATAATACTTCTGGTGGAGTGGATTGAAACTTCACAGGCACGTAAACTAATTGCACTCTAGAGAAGTTAGCCATCTTTAAGTATTTTTTGTTGTCTTGAAATCTCTGTGCGAGCAAATTTACTGAATTCAGTAATTAGGTATTGTAAACTACCATCTTTGGTATTACTACCCAATAGCTCCATTATGTTTTTATGAACTTCTTTTAAGAAAAAAACTGTATTTGCATAGGAACTACCATTTTTAGCATCAATTAATTTATCGCTAATTGTGTATAAGCGATCTTGTAACTCTTCTATTTGATTAATTAGGGATGTCATAATTTAATATCTTTTATTCGTATTGTTAACTCATCAATAGTTTGCTGTAATTTTTCAATAAAGTCCGGTGGATAATCATTTTTATATCTTTGTAGTTCATCACGCTCAATTTCTAGTTTATGACGTTCAATTTCTAATTCAGCATAAGATCCTGTTTTCTCTGGGATAACGCATCCATTTTCTTCTAGGAGATCTCTAACTCTATAGCAGGCCCCATTACGCATTCCAACATAGAAATCAAATAATAGTTCTAAAGATATTGCGATATGCGTGTTGTTAGGGACATTATATTTTTCGTATTTATTCATTTTTTTCTTATCAATCTCAATCCTTTCGGCTGCTTCATCAATCATTTTTCTAGTAATGTCTGGATTCTTGATCTTTGTATTACCATAGGCAAACGAGCGCCGCTGTTCTTCTTGTGGAGTTAGTTTCTTTTTCATTTAATTACTATAATTACTATAATTATAACATATATTATTACTATAAGTGAAGTAAGTAGTAAAATCCATGGAACAAGATTATCTTCTTTTTCGTATGTATTAGGTGGAAATTCAGGTTTAGGTGACAAAGGAGGAACTGGTATTGTGTCGGGCTGTCCGACTTTACTACTGAAATCATTTATTCCTGTCCATGCCTCCTTTTCACGTTTTTCTTTTTGTGTATCCTCAGATTTAAGATAATGCTTGGTTAAGATTTTGCTCAACTGTTGTGTGAGAAATTCTTTGGTTAGGTTGATGCCGTTAAACCCGGACAGTAATTCGTCAACTGAATCTTCTATCCATTTTTCTGTTGGGCTTTTGGAATTCATCTCATCATCCTAAAGCGCATACTAATCTTTGTGCAAGTGGTAACAGATTTGCCATTAACTACTGACACTATGCCAATGGTTTCAAAGCCTTCAACATTACTACCCCCAACATAAAGTTCCAACATGCAAGTAGCAATACGATGTTCACTAAGTTGAATAGAGAAAAATACATCTAATTTATTACCATTTAACTTAGTTTCTACAAAGCCAAAACGATGTCCGTCTCCTGTCCAACTAGCGTCAAATTCTTCAATTGAGGTTACGTCCAAAGGGAATCTAACATTGTTGTTCCATTTGTTAAAGTATAAAGAAACGATCTTGTCGTCCTTAACTTGAATTCCCTCTGTGCTAGCAAGATGTCCATCATCAGACCCTCCTGGATGTAGGGTACATTTTACAGGTTTAAAGCCTTCTAGAACCAGATTATAGGTCTGAGGCTCAACAGGAGTGGGAGCTTTTCGCTTGCCGACATTGTGCCCCTGACATGAGAGAAGGAGTAACGGGATTAAAAGTAGGGTTTTCATTGGATTAAATTATTGTCCGCTGCGGGCTGTAAGTTACGAATAAATTTCATCTAGAGCCACTTTAACTCTGTGTAAAGATGTATATTCATTATGGGTGAGACTGTGCTCTCCTACCCAAACAGGAAAGTGCTTATCCCCAGTCTCTACGAAACGAACATCTTTTAAGAGTGCATAGAAAGCTCTAAGCTCCTCTAATTCTTCTTGGTCATTTTGGTCAGTTAGTTTAGGCATTTTACTATTATAAGGTATGTCAAGAACAAAATTTAGGTCTGCTCCCGGTAATAATTACAGAAAGGTCATTTGTGCAAAAACTGGGGAGGAAGTTACCTACCGTAAAAGTTTAGCTATAGATCATAAAGGTGATGGTAGAGTCTTAGGTAAAACCAAAAACGACAGGGAGATCACTTGCGCTCCAGCGTGTAGAAGAATCAAACGTAAGGCCATCACACCTATTATACCCCGTGATATTAAAAAATCTGAGGCTATCTCTAAATTATTGGGAGGAAAAAAAATCGTTTACTCCCCGAAGGAAGTAACTAAAGAGGAGATAGCTAAAATGAAAGGGCTATTAAAAAAACATGGTCACACGAAAATGGAAGTTACGCCCCGTAGCAAGATGTAGAGAAGGATGTTGACCTACGTTTGATTTTGCCTTTCCATTATCATCAAGTAGATAAGCCATGCTGTGGCACTTCCCAAGAACATATCCCACAGGAAATATCCAGTTGGTGAGCCCCAATAATAGTGTAGTAATAGAGCAGTCCAGAAACTGGAACACATTACACAAGCAAAGAATTGTGCAAAAAGTGTCTCCGTAGGATGAAGCTCCTCACCCCATAAAGTTCTAATACACCCTTCTACCGCAACAAAAGGAAATTGAAAAATCTTCCCCATCTTAGAGTTTGCTATTGTATTAGCAATTCCAAAGTTAACTAAGATCCAACACAGGATTTCGGTATTTGACATATTATTGGTAATCTAAATTTTTTGATAAACGCTTGTCTATTAAGGTGCCAGGAACTTCTTCCAACTAGTTCTCCTGTAGATTGGTGTCTTACAAACACTGGTAATACGATATTACTATATCCTTTTTCATAGGCGGACACTGTATACCATATATCATAGAAATCCCAATCTCCCTCAAAATCCTTGGGTTTTTGTAATCCTATTTCTTTAAGGGTGGAAACCCTCGCCGCCAAAAATAATCCGTCTAAAGCTACTACTCTTCCAGGTTTTCCATAATAGGAGGGTGCCATTGTGGATAGATTGTCTCCATGAAATACTAATCCCCTATGCAGGCCTAATTTCCAATTATCATGATTCCACCAGATCGCATCTGGTTCTAATCTTGTTGTGCCTGCTACTCCTGCAAAAGCAACTTTATCTAAATTTAGAGTAGATATGAGAGATTCTTTAAAAATTGCTCCATCAGTTAAAATTCCAATATCATCATGACACAGAATAATTATGTCATCATCTTTCATTTTAACTTGGTCTTTTGCGAATTGTTCCGCATAGGCGGAAAATATTGAGCTTTTATTCGTCAATAGGACAGGTTCTATTCCATTCTTATCTAAATAAGAGTGAAGACAATGTAGAGTTGGAGACCATTCTCTGGTTCTAGTGCAAATATAAGCTTTTATTTTTGGCATAAGACTTGTTTATAATAGATTATGGATTTAACTAAAAATCAGATACAGAAATTAAAAAGATGGAGGAAAAGTCCTATTGCATTTATAAATGATTGTATTAAGGTTACTCACCCAGTTTTGGGCATTATGCCTTTCTTCCTATATCCTTTTCAAAGAGGGATCATTACTTCATTAGAGACCAATCGTTTCAATATTTTGAGAAAATTTCGTCAGGCGGGATGTACAACTATAGCTTGTGCTTATACTCTCTGGTTTTGTTTATTTAATCCATTAAAGACTGTAGTGGTACTATCCAAAGGTGATATTGAAGCTATGGAATTTGTAGATCGAATAAAAACTATGTATGATAATCTTCCTAGATGGATGATTCAAGTTCCTGCTTTCCAAGTTAATGTAAGGTCCGCCCACAAGTTTGAGTTTAGAAATGGTTCTTCTATGAAATCTAGATCATCTGGAAAGGACTCTGGTAGATCATTAGCCGCTTCTCTAGTTATCTTAGATGAAGCTGCATTTATTGATAACATAGATTCCATCTGGAATGCTGCTCGTCCTACTATTGCTACTGGTGGTAATTGCTTTGTGCTTTCTACAGTAAATGGTATTGGTAATTGGTATCATAAAATGTGGGAAGGGGCTCCTGAAGATAATGGTTTTGTTCCCCTACAGATTAATTGGAGAGATCATCCCCAATATATGAAAGATCCAAAATGGGAAGAAGAATATAAAGAAAGATTTCCAGGAAAAAGTTATTATGGGAAGTTTGAAGAAGCAAATATATTTGTAGAAAATTGGGAAGCTACTGAAAGATTTAAAGCTAGCCCTAGATTGTGGAAACAAGAATATGAATGTGAATTCCTAGGAACAGGAGAAACCTATATTGATGGTGAAATTTTAACTAATCTTTATGAACGAATTGGAAAAGGAGATAATTATATTTCTCGTTATAGTAAAAGAATGAGAATATTTCAAGAACCTCATCCCGCCTATGAATATGTTATTGGTGTAGATAGTGCTTTAGGCACAAAGAGAGATTATACAGCTTTTCATGTTATTAACATATATGACGGGGAACAGGTAGCAGAATTTTATTCCAATGTTACTCCTATTGAGGACGCCGCTAAAATTATAGTAGATACGGGTTTAGCCTATAATCAAGCATTAGTAATACCAGAAAGAAATTTAATTGGATTAAACTTAATAGACCACTTAAACAAGTTAGAGTATGAAAATATTTGGGTTGATGAAAAGAATAAACAAGGTTTCCAAGTTAGTTTCCAAAATAGAGAGGTAATTTTAGGTATCATGGAAGAGTATGTTAGAAACAGCACAATTAAACTTAATTCATTAAGAACAGCAACAGAGTTACTTACCTTCATTATAAATGATCAAGGTAAGGCAGAAGCAGATGAAGGATGCAATGATGACCTTGTAATGTCCTTAGCTATAGCTTCTTTCGCTCTGAGACAAACTATTGAAACTACTCCAGTTGAACATCAACTTGGGGGACATAACGAGTTACCCGTAAATGCATTCGTAAAAAATGACCCATATACCCATGACGTACCAACTTTGGGTGGAATATCAAAAGAGGACATGAGATGGATTCTAGGGAAGTAAAAGAAAAAGAAAGATTAGATGAAGTAGCCAATACTGGATTTACTCAGTTTGGTAGCGGACAAAGGTATGGTTCTTGGTTTTATCCAATGGGTAAACTTGGAAGATTCTTTGCTAAGTTCTTTGCAGAACCCGCTAAACCCTACGTAGCTGCTACTGAAAGAGGAGACCCAGTTCCTGATTCTGCTCATCCTCTCGCGGGCGATACTATTATCTCAGCAGATGTAATTAAAGCAGATACAGGGGGAGGAGGATCTCATGGTTGGGGTAAAGGT